AAATTTAATACATATAGTGATGATTTGCCACTAGATTCTGATGAATCTAAAAACTTTGGTGTAGCTACTCAGATATCCGATGGGTTTAACGGTGGTGGTCTTAATAAAGTAGATGCAAACGGAGATTCTGAAGGCAAAGTTCCTGGTTCTGAAGTAATAAAAGATTACCAAACAATGGCATATGGTGATATACCAGATAGAGTTGCAGGTAATACTGCAAATACATACGATTTCAGAAGTAAGTTGATTGGTCAAGAATTAGAACGAGCTGAAAAAGAAAACTACGGCGAGAAAAACATAAACACAAGAGTTAATTTTGGAAATCCTGGTAAATTAGGTGAATCGGAAAATAGAGTAGACTGGGGAAATACAGACCTTACTGGAGACCGATACGATAAAATAAACGCACTCGATTTAGATGAAAGTGGTAATGATTTAGTTAATATGTGGTTTCAAGCAGATGGTGGCCAGAAAGTTCAATTCAGAGGAACTGCAAAAGGAATTACTGAAACTTTTTCACCATCATGGGACCCGATTAAATATAATGGTAGAGCAGACCAAGCATACAAATATACAACATTTGAACGAAGTGTTTCATTTAACTTTCAAGCATATGCAACATCTCGTATTGAAATGAAACCGATGTGGAAAAAACTACAATATTTATCAACAATGACAATGCCTCAATATGGAGGTGCTGCAGGGTATCAAGGAACATTGGTAACCTTCCGTTTGGGTAGTTTATATAATGGTAAATTAGCATTTATAGAATCATTATCATACACCATGTCAGATGAAACTCCTTGGGAAATTTCAATGTTAGATAGTGAGAACCCATTAGGTGAATTACCAATGGGTGTTGACATTTCAATTGGATTAAAAATATTGGGTAGTAATAGACCTCAGTTGGCTAGTGCAGTTTACGATTGGAAAGCTGAAAACTTTGCATAATAAAGATATAATATGAACAGATATAAAGATATAGACATTTTAAAAAATGAGAATGGTAAACGATATCGTTCAACCGTTAAATATCCTATGATTGATAAAAAATCAAATGATATTTATATAATAGGTAGACAAGGTGATAGATTAGATTCACTTGCATACAAATATTATGATAATAGTAGATTGTGGTGGATTATTGCAAGAGCAAATGGTATAGGTAAAGGTGATTTATCAGTACCAATTGGAGCTCAAATAAGAATCCCAAAAGACCCTATTGCAATAGTAAAAGAATATAATAATCTAAATTCATAAGTTATGGCGTTTGACCCAACTAACATATTTAATAAAGCAATAGAAGGTGATGTTCTAGCAGAACTCCAACGCCGCGAACGATTGGTAGCTGGAATAACTAGAGATGAAGATTTCAAAAAATGGAATTACAAAAAATATTGTTATGTATCTGCAACGGGTACTGGAGTAAACAAATCAAAAACTATCTGTGCAGGAACAATGACCATTGGAGATGGTTCTATAAATGAACAAGCTGGTTTAGATTTATATGAAGATGAGGGTGGTATAAGAAGAAATTTACCAATTCTTAAATCAGTAGATTTTCAATCAGACGGTGGTCAAAATATTGAAGACGCAACTCTGTGGACTGTCAAAGTTGAGTTTGATGTATTCACAATAGACCAGTTAAATAGAGCAGAAGCCGCCTTTATGAGAATCCAAAATGAGGTTAAAATTGATTTTGGTTGGAGGGGTGAATCATCTTCAGCAAATAGTGGGACTCTTACAGGCACCGTTTTTAATTTTGGGTTTTCAGCAAATCAAGATGGTTCTTTTTCTTGTAATTTTGATATGGTCGGTGAAAACAAATTATTTGCAGGTGAATCTTTAGAGGGTGTTCCAGATGTAACTCCCGAAGATGTCGCAAATGACACAGCTGAGCAAGTAGCACTACCTGGTCTAATAGACTCGATTAATAAAAGACATAAAAAGAACTTTGCTATAGCATCTGGAGAGGAGTTCACCGCGGATAATGCCCAAGCTGGAACTATAACATTAGCAGAGGGTGATTCCAACTACGCTTTAGCAAATATTCCTGCAGCAGCAACACCTGGTCTACTATCATTCCTAAGTAGTGATACAGAAGATTTATTTGTTCCATATGTTACGTTGGGTGAATTGGTTAGACAAACAAATGAGTTAATGAAGGATGCGGATGGTGAATCTGCATATACAATTAAATGTGACTCCACAACTACAATAGGACATTATGCAGCAAATTTATTTTCTGCAGACCCAGTTGAAATTTTATTAGGTGGTGATATGGCTAACTACGGGGTTGGCACAGATGCCGGAAATGAAATGAAATTTGGAGACACGTTAACTGAGTTTCAGGGTGACAATGCAGATTTATCAAAAATATATCTAGCAATACCACTTTTAACTCGTTTATTTAATGAAGCTAAAACTGAAAATAAAAAAGGAAGTACCTCAACTGCCCCTAATACAAAAAACTATTTTAGAAAAGTTTTTGAAAAAATTGAAAAATTAACGGGTGGGTTATATCAATTGGTATGGTATCAAGATGTAGAAGCAGGTGGGGATATTGCATATATTGTAAATAAGAGACCTGGATATGGGGGTGGAAATATTGATGGCACGTTCCCATTCAAAGTATTGGGTGAAACTAGTATAATTAGAGGTATGTCATTAAACTCCGTTATGGACGCTGAAATTGCAATGGCTGCAAATTCATCCGCTAGGTCAGGTGGAACTGTTGATATTCCAGAAAGTATGTGGAGTAGTTTATATTCTGACTGCGATAAATCTCCTAACCCAGTAGAAAAAACAAAAGTTACTGACGACCAATTAGCTGCACAAAAAAAATCATATGGGGAGGGGTATGATGCATCAATTGTAGAGGCATCCGAAGAAATATTAAAACGATATATTGTTCAAAATCAAACATCGATTGGTGACGAATTTAAATCAGCACCAACTCAATTTGAATTATCAATAACATTAGATGGTATATGGGGGATTCCATTTTATAGTAGATTCACAGTAGATAGATTACCACAATCATACGGAGATAATTTATTCTTTAAAACTACCGCACTCGGCCACAAATTCGATGGGCAAGGTGGATGGCAAACTGACATAAAAGGTGTAATGCAAGTAAGGTTGTAAAGATGGCTGATAAACGAAGACGAATATATTACACCAAAGCACAGATAACCAATGGTTTAATAACTAAGGGTAAAGAGTGGATGTTTAAAGATACTACTGAGTATATTGGACAATACCATAGATATAGCACTGATGAGGTATTTTCAGAACCATCGTATGTAGATGGTAAATCAAGAATCTTAATACCATATGTAGATGTTAATACCATAAACCAACAAAATGAGATTGGTATTGATTTTACTAAAAACTTTGAGTATGATGCTATTAAAAATATAGACATTAAAAAATCAATTACCCCAAACCCAAGTCAAATTAATCCAACTGATAAAGATAGAAAACGAGGTTGGATGGAACGATACTTTGCTCAAAAAGTAAATGATAATAACATATTAGAATTAACAAAAGATGATTTTGATAATGTTGGAACAGACGATGGGTTAGATAAGATTCTTTGGGAGAAATTCAAAATAAGATGGAGACTTATAGGTAATATGGATGATATCATAAATACAAACCGACAAACCACCTTGCTAAAATCGGAAGATTACCCATCATTGAATGACTACATAACCGATTTCAGAGAATTTTCATAAAACTTAACAATTTCTTAACATTAGAAGTTTAGTAATACCATGCTTTTTTCGTATATTTACATAGTAAAAGGGTTAGAGTTAACCTCATTTAATAAGTAAAAATTAAAAAGTTATGAATAACACACAAAAACCTAAAATCACTAAACCTTGGAGTAATGAAATGTACGATTGGAATGATAAGGTGGCAGACTTAATGAAAGCAGAAATCAAAATTCAATTACAATCAGCATACGATACTGATGATATTGATAAGTTAAGGAAAGTGTCCTCAGTAGTATGTCCAACTGGTTATGGTACTGGATACACATTTGAAGATATATACAATGAAACCCTTAGAGAACTAGAGATGGTTCAAAACTATTGGTTGAATGAAGAGTTCCCATACGGAGTTAAGCAGGGTATCGTTTCAGACTGTGTTAAGATTGATTTTGTTGGATATTAAATTTAACATTTTTTAACATTTAAAATTTGGTAAATCCAATAAATTGTCGTACATTAGTAAGGTAATAAGGGGTTAAGGTTTGACCCAATTGAAAATTAAAAAATAAATAAGTTATGAAAAGTAAATTAAAAATTCATTCTCAGTTCTATGAGAATTACGGAGCGCATGATTGGGATGGTAATGGTGATTGTCCACAGAGTTGGAAGCCAAAGGGGGGTCATACCTTCGAAATCGAAGTAGATTCGGATGTGGTAATGTATTCAACAAAGTTAGAATCTCATCTTACAGAGATTGTAGCATCTCAATCAAACGATTACGAAAAGTTTGAGTATATGGAACATGAGTTGGAAATAGTTCAACCATCCGTATTGGATTCAGAATTACTTTATTCACTATTAAGAACAGAGTAATGGATATAGATTTAAAAGAAATACTAAACAGAATCAAATTCCTAAAGGAAGATTTTGAGATGTTACAAGATGGTAGATGGAATCTAAATTACTCAGACGATTCTGAAATTGAGGCCTCTATTGAAAATTGTGATAAGATAATTAAAGCAGTTGAACGTTTAAATAAAACTAAGGATGCAAAAGTGGAAGTATAGGGAAATGGGTAGTAGGAATAAAAAGACTGGAAAGTTATCCTATTATACTGTAACAGTTACTGATTTCAAAATAACCGATTGTGAGTGTCCTGCAAGAGAGTTCCGTAGTTATACTCCTTGTAAACATATGAAACGATTAAACGAAAAATTAACACATTTAGCTATATGAGTTGGTATCAATTAGAAGTAGAAGCAGATAAGTACGAAGAATTGCAGGAATTACTTTTGGAATTGTCAAAATAATTTCGTATATTTACAAAATAAAAGTTATGAGTGAAACAATATACATAGGAGATATACATGGTAGAGATGTATGGAAAGATATCGTTGCCAAACACAATGATGTTGATAATATTGTTTTCGTTGGGGATTATTTCGATTCATTTGATATTCCAGCCGTTATCCAATTAGATAACATTAAGAAGATAGTTGAGTTCAAAAAGAAGAGAGAATTAGACCTTACCAAAAAGGTTTATCTTTTAATTGGAAATCACGATATTCACTATTGGCCAGGAGTTAAAGATAGAGGTAGTACATCAGGCTTTCAATCAACTATGTCATTTCAATATGAACAATTCTTTAGAGAAAATGAAAAGTGCTTTCAAATGTCTGTACTAATCGGTAATAGATTATGTACTCATGCTGGTGTTAGTTCTCAATTCTTAAAAGATGTAGGTTTCTATAAGCAAGATAATGCAGATGAATCAATGATATCAGATTTCCTAAATGATTTATTTCTTTATAAGCCAAACGAATTTACCTTCAATGCAGGTTATGATAGAGGTAATACAGGCTTCAGTCCAAATGGATATGGAGATAATGATTGGCAATCACCAATTTGGATTAGACCTCGTTCATTACAAAGAATTAATAAGAAAACAGACTTAAAGAAAAATTACATTCAAATTGTTGGACATACTCAGCAAGACCATATTGATATTAAAGGTAAAACGACTGGTGGTAAGTATTACTATATTGATACACTTCCTAGTGGACAATATCTTATCGATACAGATGGTGAATTTAAAATAGGACATACAACAATTTAAATAAAACAAAGATGAGTAAATTAAAGCAAATATCGGAAACTCCAGAACATTGGGTAATTCTTAGAATACCAACTGAAGATAATATTGATATTCCATACTACAAAGTATTTGGTGGCTGGAGAGGTGGGTATATTGATGGTGATAGGTGGAAATTAAATAGTGGTATCACTAAAGTAGAAGAGGATGATGATTACTTTTATTTTTATGGTTATAGTGGAAGTTGTTATAAATGTCATAAGAAAGGTTATGGATTAAAAGATGATAGGTTTTATTTCAGTTCATATGTTCAAGGTGTACTAGAAAATATAATAGAGAAATCTAATCTTAGTAATATAAATGTAGAAGTAATGCCTGAAGAAACTGATTGGGAAGAATTAAATAATTAAACTAAACAAAGAGAAATAGAATTTATATGAGTGGATTAGAATTATATATCGCAGTATTACCAATAATAGTTGGTATAATTGGTATTCAATATGAATTACATAAAATCCGTAAACATTTAGAAAAGAATGAATAAATTCAAATTTTTAAAAGTATTTAATTCACCATTCAAAAGACCAAAACTAAAATGGTATTTTGGAGAGGTTGCAATTGGTACACCTTACTTTTATCCTCGTAAATGGATTAATAATCCAGATAAACCTGGTTATAAAAAAGCAATTCCTAAAAAGATTGGATTTGACTTTGTAAGCTTAGGATGGAAAACAAAGTGGAGTGATACAGACTACCGATTTGAATGGAATCCTATTTGGTCATTCGTTTTCTTTAAGTGGCAAATTGCTGTATCATTTGTACCAGATGACTGCCATCACTATTGGGAATGTTGGTTATATTATACTCATTCTACAGATAAGACTAAGACTGTTAAAGAGAGATTAGAACAAGCACGTGAAGAGTTTCCATGTGTATGGACTACAAGCTATGGAGAGGGTAAGAAAGAAACGGTTTGCTATTGGGATAAAATATTAAATACTTAAATATGAAATACAAAGATTTTTTAAACTTACTAATGACCTATAAAAAACTCACAGAAGACTTCAGAGAGTTATATGCAATGGGCTTTGACTTTATGGAGGGGCGATATCCATTAGAAGTGAATGCCAGTAAAATATTTGATACAACATTAGATTTATCTTTTACTGAGGAAGGTGTGGATTGGATTAATTGGTTTATCTACGAAAACGATTGGGGTACTAAGGACTGGAGTAGTATGAAGGTGTTTGATTCACAAGGAAACGTTATTGATAGAGACCCGATGGAAGCCTATGGTGCAAGAGACGAAGATGGTAACCCTATTTGTTATAGTTTTGAATCAACTTGGGATGTAGTTAAAAATCATTTAAAATGAAAGCAATAATAAAATATAATTTAGACAACAACGATGATGAAATGGCAATGAAAAGAGCTATGAAATCGACTGATATGGCATCGTTTATATGGGAACTACAACATAACTTTTGGAGGAAATGGAAACATGATGAAACTGATTTTAATTTGGACACATATAGAGAAGCATTGGGTGATTTATTAGATGCTCATAATATTAATATAGATGAGTTAATAGATTAGAAATTAGATGATTGATTTCCAAAGTGAAGGTTCAATAGTAATGGATAAAGTGTATATACATCCAATATGGGAGAGCACATCCGTACACCCTAATAATGATGGGGTGTCTTTGTTATACATATACGATATACACAACGATAGAGAGGTTCTAATCAACTTAAAAAATATTGACAACCATACAACCACATTAGATAAGTTTACCTTTAAATTCAACGAAGCATACGTTCATAATAATAAAGCATTATTAAAGATTCTTCAGTTAGAAAATTCATTTGATGCAAGTTTAGTAAAATACTTACAATCGAATTTCCCAATTGAATCTACCTCAACACCAACACATACATTTTATCAGAGAAGATTTGGTACTTTAAAAGGTGTTAACAATCTTATACCCATATCTAAACACATAGAATCTATTAGAGATATGCGAGACGAATTTATACAATATTACGATTTGGGTGGGGGTAATTTCGATTGTGTGAAGAAATTTGAAAATTTCTATATCAAATCGCTCCATAAAGTAGAACAAAGTGGCTTATGGACAGAGAGTGGAATGGAGTGGAGTGAGTATAACCCATATACCTTAACTTCGAGACCTTCAAACAAATTTGGGGGTATCAACTATGCCGCACTTAACAAAGACGATGGTAGTAGGGATAGATTTATTAGTAGGTTCGATGGGGGTAAATTAGTACAATTTGATTATGATGGATATCACCCACGTATCATTGGAAAAATGGTAGGAGAACCGATTCCAATGGACACCTCTGCTCACCAATCACTTGCCGATATGTATGAGGTATCTTATGAAGAATCAAAAGGAATAACATTTAGACAATTATATGGTGGGGTGCAAGACGAATACCTACACATACCTCTTTTCAAAAAAGTATCACACAAAGTAGACAAATTATGGATGGAGTTTAATCGTAATGGGTTTATCCAAACACCAATGGGTAGAAAACTATCGAAAGAAAACTTAAAGGATATGAATGCTAATAAAGTATTTAATTATTTGTTACAAGCAACGGAAACTGAACTAAATATGATGATTCTTTCAAAAGTAATGGGTTATTTGGAAGAAAAACAATCAAAAATGATTTTATACACATATGATTCATATTTATTGGATATGCATCCTGATGAACTTAGTGTAATTAGTGATTTAAAGATACTTATAGAAGGGAATGGATTTCCTACAAAAGTTGAAGCAGGTATTCGGTATTCTAATATGGAATACATAAATATACAGGAATAAAGTATGAAGAATTTTCTTAATGAGATGATTAGGTTATGGTGGGTTGAGTCAGGTACCGAACTAAAAAACCCAAAATCAGAATCAGCTATTAAAGGTTTAAAAAAAGTTTTAGTAGAGGAGTATGAATTTGATAATGAAACTATTGATTATATAGTTGAAAGTATTGCTAATGCTCCTTCTAACTTTTCTTTAAAGGTTGGGAAATCATCAGGAATCAATGTTGGTAAAAATCAAACTGCAGTATCTGCACAACTACATCCTAATTGGGAAGAAGAAGAGGGTAATATCTTTCAAACAATGGAGTTGGATGAAGAAGATGAGTCTAAAGAAGATGACAAAGAAGAAGTAGATAAAGATATTCAAAAAAGTGCTCTTACTACTTACGAAAAAGATAAGTTAAAAAATGAAGATGTTTGGGTTAAGCACAAAACATCTGGAAATGTTTACACAGTAAAGACGGCTAATCCTGAAACACACATAGCACCATCAAAGGGTGAAATTAGTAAGGCTGAAAAAGATAAAGAGGGTGAAGTCGAATCTAAGCCTAAATCAACTTTCAGTAAGGATTCTCAGAAGAAATTGGATTCTATGAAGAATAGTAGTTCTCAATTCTATGATGAACTCTCAGATGATAAGCAGGTATTATTTAATGATTCTATGAAAAAGATAGAAACACTAATGTCTGATAATGCATCAGCTGAAGAAAAGAAACAATCAGCTGAGTGGTTAGTTAGTGAAATGGGATTCTCTACAAATTCAAATGGTAAAAAAGCATACCTTAATAAATTAGGTGGTTTTAGAAAAATGTTAGGTAATGGTACATCATCTACTCAAAAATTAGTAGATACTGTAAAAGAATATGTTGATATTAAAGAATATAACGCAAGTGGTGTTAAAAACACATTAAGTACGGCATCTAAACCTGATTTAGGTAAAGAAAATGAAGCTACTCCAAAAACTGATAATGGGGTGAAGCAATTATTTAAAAGTAATTCAACTTTAGGTAGAATTCGACCAGGACTACATGGTATCTATGGTGTAAAGGATGAAAATGGGAAAATCAAAATGCCATCAAATAAACACACCAATGAATATCTAAAACAAAGTTTCGGAAATCCAGCATTAAACAATACCATTGACGCAGCTCAAAAATTAGTAGATTCTGGTCAATTGGATGTTGGGTTTGTTGATGGGTTGAGAAAACATAAAGAACGATTATCCCAAATCACAAAAAATCATAAAGTACCAAGTCAAGATGCTGCAGATGCTATCAACGAATCATATAATGAGTTATTCTCAGAATTACACAATTCAGATTCAGATGCTGCAGGCGCGGTTATCAAACAAATAGCAGAAAACAACTTGTATGAACAAGAACTTGCTAAAGGTGAAGAGGTTTATTTACCATCGGCGGGTAATTTCCCTGGTGGTGATAAAATTCGTAAATCTGATACAGAACGTATTGATTTAATTAGTTGTAAGTATGGGAAGAGTGGTAGAACATATGGGTTTCCTGCTAATTCAAAAGCAGTAACACAATTACATCCTGATGAATCTAAAAGAGGTCGCAGTGGTTCGTATGTGGGTGAAAAGGGTAATACCTTAATGATTAACGATGAATTAGTATTGGGTAATACTCCTAAAGAAACAAAACAAAAAACCACTAAGTTTATAGAAGATAACTTATCCGAAATAGGATTAGGGGATACTTTTAGTAAAGAAGAATTATCTAAAATAACAGATATTACTACTAAACATGCTGAAAAGATAAAAGAAATCAAAAAATCATTAGCCGGTACAAACCCTGCATCTTTATTTTGGGATAAATTTGGAAAAGCTTTAGATGAATCTGAAAACCAATTATCCAAAGAATTAGGTAATTTAATTTCCGATGAACAACTAGCCGCAATAGTAGGGCCGAATAATGTTAAAACCCTAAGAACAGGTAAAGGTATAAAACCTCAAAACTTATTAGGTGCTATTGAGATTTCCAATAATATTAAAACAAGTGGTGGGTATGGGTTATCCCATAACAAACAATATTTTGATGAAAAAGGCGTACCGATGTATGTTACGGAGCCTGGTAATGATAATATAGATGATTACTCAATAACATATAGGGATAAGCGAACTAAAGGAAGAGCGGGTGGTGGAGTACAAATGTCATTCTCAGGTGATTCTAAACGAAAAAAAAACAAATAATACGGAGAGAATGAGTGAGAACGCAATTATTATGTACGTTTACAACAGAATCTTCGTTTGAGGATTTGTTAACTAAGATATTTGGTGGATATGAGTTATTCAGTAGAAAAATATTTATACTTAAATTAGACCCAACTAAAGAGCTGGTGATAAGTTATAATATTATACCAAACAGAGATACGGAATTCCTACCATCAACTATTATGGTACATAGGAAAAAGGAATCTAATACAATGTATACCATCAATGCACTAAACAGACTTATAGAAGGTTTAAATGGTGGTAGATTGGATAAATCATATCAGATTGAATGGGGGGATTATCGTAATTCAATGATTCTAACTGATGGTGATGGTTTCAAAATTATGAAAACCAATCTATTCAGAATAATTGATGTTAATTAAAAAAGTTTGATATTTATTACAATAGGATATATATTATGGCAAACATAGAACAAAACAGAAAATTGATGGTTGAACAGATGAAAACTCTAAAACAACCTAAACTTATTAAAGAAGGTAAATTAACTGAACTCAAGTTATTCGGATTAATTGAATCATCAGATGGTAGATTTAGCGGAAAAGCACCAGATGTATTAATTCAAGCATCCAACCTCAAAGCTGCTGAAAAGTTGGCTGATGAATACACCAATGGGCAGTATTCACAATATAAAAATGGGTACTTCCATTTAAGACCTGAGACCATCAAAATATATAAATAAAAAATAAATTAAAAAAAACAACAAAACATTAGGAATATCCAAATTAATGTTGTATATTTACAAAGTAATGATTGAGAGATGTACTCTCTCAACCTTACAGATATATTGATTATTTAGAATTGGCGTAAAGTTCGCCCTTAGTAAAATAAATAATCGGTGGTTTTAAATCCACTATAAAAAATTAAGACCATGTCAACACATGGGGGTAAATTAGTGTTGAAAATAAAAAACAAATATAATTAGGAAATTAGAAATAGTTTTCGTATATTTGTTTAAATAATAATAATTAATAACTAAAAAAGAGTAATTATGGCAATTGACTTAAATGCAATCCGAAACAGACTAGACAGTCTGCAGACAAAGGTACAGAAAACAGATAACCTTTGGAAGCCGAAGCCCGGCAAACAACAAGTAAGAATCATTCCTTACGTTCACAATCAATCTAACCCTTTCATTGAACTATTTTTCCACTATGGATTTGGTGGTAAGAATATTCTCTCACCACAAACACATGGTGAAGCAGACCCATTAGTGGAGTTCGCTGACCAATTGAAATCAACTGGTGATAGAAATGATTGGAATCTTTCAAAAGAATTAACACCTAAGATGAGAACTTACGTTCCTGTATTGGTTCGTGGTGAAGAATCTGAAGGAGTTAAATTTTGGGGATTTGGAAAGACTGTGTATCAAGAACTTCTTGCTTTCTTCGCAGACCCAGATTATGGTGATTTAACAGACCCAACAAGTGGTAGAGATATTACAGTTGAGTTTAAAACTGCCAAAGAGTTGGGTAAGAACTATCCTGAAACTTATATCAGAGTAAAACCAAACCAAACTCCAATTACAGAAGATAAGAATGTATTAGAATCTGTAAAAGACCAAATCGAACTTCCTGGTATGTTTAAAAAATATACTTACGATGAGATGAAAGGTTTATTGGAAACTTGGATGGAAACTGGTCAAGTAGGTGATTCAGAAGAACAAGAAACCACACCATCGCAGTCCCAACCAACCACTTCAACTAGCGAACCACAGTCCGCTACAACTTCAAACGCATCAACTGCTAACGTAAAAGATGCATTTGATGATTTATTTAATAACTAAAATTAAGGAAAATGGCTAAAACAAATCGTGATGAATTATCATCGCTTTTAGCAGATAACCTTAATAAAAAGTTCAAAGGACAATCGCAAGTTGCGTATTTCTTAGATGGCTCTGAGCAGACACCCACCGACTTAACTGAGTGGGTGTCTACCGGAGACGATATGTTAGACTTAGCGATATCAAATCGACCAAATGGTGGATTTCCTGTTGGACGAATTGTAGAGGTTACTGGATTAGAAGCAAGTGGAAAATCTCTACTATCAGCACATACATTGGCAAATACCCAAAAGAAGGGTGGATTGGCTGTGTATATTGATACAGAGAATGCAATAAATCAAGAGTTCTTAGAAGCACTAGGTGTTGATACTGCAAAGTTACTTTATGTACCTTTAGATGCAGTAGAGGATATCTTTGATGCAATGGATTCGATTATAGAGTCTGTTCGAAAATCTGATAAAACTAGATTAGTAACAATCGTAGTAGATTCGGTAGCAGCAGCTACTACTAAAGTTGAATTAGCAGCAGATTATGACCAAGCAGGTTACGCAACCCAAAAGGCAATAATCATCTCTAAAGCAATGAGAAAGATTACTAATATGATTGGTAGAGAACGAATCTTAGTAGTATTCACAAATCAACTTAGAGTTAGAATGGGAGTATCCTTTGGAGACCCTTATACTACATCAGGTGGGAAAGCATTAGGGTTTCACGCATCGTGTAGATTGAGAATGAAACAAATGGGTAAACTTAATTCTAAAGTAGGTGGGGTTGAACAAACGGTTGGTATTAAGACCAGAGTTCAAGTCATTAAGAACAGAATGGGCCCACCACTAAGAGCAGTTGATTTTGAAATCTACTTTGATAGAGGTATTGATAGATATGGTTCGTGGTTGAACACTATGAAAACATATAAGTTGATACAGATTAGTGGAGCATGGTACACATGGACTGATGAATCAACTGGTGAGGAAATCAAATTCCAAGCAAAAGGTTTCACTAAAATCTTAGAAGATAGACCAGAGGTAAAGGAGCAAATGTATAAACAAATTTGTGATGCATATATCTTAGGATACAAAGAAGCATCCGAAGCAGCAAACACAGATACAACAAAGCTAGATGAAGGGCACGAAATCTAATTATAAGGAAATGTTTAATAAGTTATCAGAGACTCCTAAGAAGGATGTTAATGATAAGGTTATGATTGTAGATGGGCTCAATCTCTTTATCCGCTGCTTTGGTGCAGTGCCAACTCTGAATGATGATGGAGAGCACGTAGGAGGGATAACAGGTTGTCTGTTATCTCTCGGTGCTCTTATTAGAAACAATAAACCAACAAGAGTGTTGGTGGTTTTCGATGGTAAGGGTGGTTCTGCTCGTAGAAAGAAAATGCACAAAGGGTATAAGGACGGTAGAACTGGATTAACCAAAGTTAATAGATTGGTTGGTTACGAAGATTTAGAAGACCAAGCTGAATCTATGAAACGTAACTTTAATGCTTTAATTAAGTATTTAGGACTACTACCCGTTGATGTGTGTTATGTAGACCATATTGAGGCTGATGATATAATGGCATACGCAGCAAGACATATCTTTAAGAAAGAAGTTTTGATAGTATCATCTGATAAGGACTTTCTACAATTAGTGGATGATAGGATATCAGTATGGCAACCGACTAAGAAAAAGATGATGTACAAAGATGATGTAAAAGAATTATACGGAGTCCCATCAAAGAACTTAGTGTATTACAGAATTTTCGATGGTGACAAATCTGATAATATTCCTGGTGTAAGTGGAATCGGCCCAAAGACATTGATTAACAAATTGGACTTTTTACAATCAGATGACTTAACGTTGGATACTTTATTTGAAAAAGTAGCTCAAATGGATGATGAAAAACTAAAAAACAAAATATTGGAGAATACCGATACTTTGAAATTGAATTATGATTTAATGCAGTTATCAGAACCAATAATGGGTGCTGCAATTACATCAAATGTTAGAAACATCATAAATTCACCTATCAATCGATTAAACTCATTTCAATTTAAAAAAGAATTTATGATTGATAAGTTATACACAGCATTTAAGAATATAGAAACTTGGTTGGTAAACTCTTGGGGTGATTTGGATAAGTATTCAAAGCAAACTCAAAAGTAAAATATTTATATTTCCGAACAAAGTGTTTGGATGTTTAAATAAAAAGTCGTATATTTACACAAATTAAAAATAGTTATATGAATCATTCTACGTTTGGAACTAAGTTCGGCACATCATTTCAGATAAAGATAATTTCATCTTTATTGTCAGATAGGATATTCTTACAACAAATGTTTGATATTCTTAAACCTGAGATGTTTGATTCAGACGCAAATGAGTGGATAGTAAGTAAGACATTACATCACTTCGACACATTCTCACAACTACCAACATTAGATGTCTTTAAACATCAAGCAGATAAGGTTGAGATGGATGTTCTTAAACATTCTATAGTAGACAACCTAAAGCAAGTTTGGAATGGGTTAGAATCAGATGATTTAGAATATGTTAAAGAACAATCATTAGAGTTCTGTAAAAACCAAACTTTTAAGAATGCAATCTTAGAATCAGTAGATTTATTAAACGATGGAAAGTTTGATGTAATTAAATCTAAGATTGATGACGCAATGAAGGCAGGTCAGGATACTGACATCGGACATGAATATAAAGAAAATATTACTGAAAGATACGAATCTACTGTTAGAAATGTAATACCATCTGGTTGGGATGCAATCGATGAGTTAGTTGACGGTGGGTTTGGTAAAGGTGAA